ACTAGATTAGGTGTTTACATGTATGCCGGAGCAAGTGGAGGGCAAGGAGCAGGTGGTTGCGGGACTCCTGGTAGAAATGGAGGTGTTGGAGGATTTGGTTTTTATAATGCACCAATTGCACAACCTTTTTCACAACCTTTTAGTGTTGGAGGAGGTGGGTCTGGAGGTGCAGGAAATCCGGCTGGAGCAGGCGGCGGGAATGGAGCTGCAGGAGGAAATACAACTTTGACTAATGTTGGAACAGTTAACGGTGGAGGTGCTACTTCTTCTAATAGCCCTGGACCTGCAGGTTCTGCACCAGGGGCATCTTTTACTTATTCACCTAGAACATTTGTAGTTGGTGAACAGTTTGGATCTCCTGCTGGCAATGGAGGATTTGCTCCAGAATGTGTATCAGAATCTCCATTTCCTCCTGGTAATCCTGGTAATGCGGGAACTCCAGGTGTTCTAGTAATATTTGAAAATACAGGAACATAAATGTCTTATTTTGTTTTTTTAAAAAAAATAGGAGATCAAGGAGGTCTTTATAGAATTGCGGAAAATGAAAGTGATTTAAATAATTTAAATATTATTAAAAATGATTATACAATTATAGAAGACTCCTTACCAAATTTTAACTTTGTAAAATTTAGAGAAAAAGAAGTAATTGACTATTCTGATAATCAAATTTTTTATCAAATTGCTCCAATGGGATTTCAAGATGATTATAATAAAAATAGGGAAATTATTGTTGGATCAGGAAAACAAAAAATACAAAATTATATCCAAGGAGTTAAAAGTCAAATAAAACCATTCTTAGATAATAACAAAAATCATCCTTTATTTTCTAGATGGAATAATTATTATAATGAATTGTCAAATTTAAATTTAGATAATATACAACTTCCTCTTTATATTTCATTGGAAAGATATCTAGATAATAACAATTTAATTTCATTAAATACTTTACAACTTCCATAAATATTATATATATTATGGGCGATGTTTAATAAAGAAATAGAATTTAGTACTCATGAGGATTATTATTCTCAAGGAGAAGATTTTCCAAAACCTATAAAATTAAATATACCAGATTGGTTTAAAAAATTAGAACATAAACTTTTTTTTAAAACTGTTAAAGGATGTATGCCTTTTTTAGATACATTAACAACTGGATATTTATTATCTTTACCACAAGATTTTTATTTAAACCATAATATGGATAATAAAGATGCTAATGGAAACATCATTAAAGACTCTTACCAAAAATTTGGACTCCATGATTTTACTGAACTTTTAAAAGCTAAATATGTAAATTTAAATTCTGGTTTAGAAAATCATCCTGTTAGTCAAATGGAAGGTTCTCCTTTAATTGAAAAAAATAAAAACCTACCCTTTTATAAAATTTTAAATCCTTGGAGAATAAAGACACCTAAAGGTTACTCGTGTTTATTTTTACCTCCATTAAACAACTCGGATGATAGATTTTCTATTATTCCAGGAATTGTTGATACCGATTGTTTTGAAAATGAAATAAATTTTCCTATTGTAATTAATGGTGATAAATACCCTACTTTAGAAACTATTATAAAAAAAGGTACACCTTACGTTCAAATAATTCCATTTAAAAGAGAAGGTTGGAAAATGATTACAAAATCAATTCCTCAAAAAAAGATACAAAATAGTAGAATTTTTTATTGCCTTTCTTTGGTAAATGAGTATAAAAATAAGTACTGGAATAAGAAATCATGGAAATAAAAAATTTTATTAAAATTTACGATGAATGTTTACCTTATCCTGTAATAGGAAATATAATTAGATTCGTAAAAAATAGTGAATTTGAAGCTTCAAAAGTTGGAGCAAATGGAGTAGTTAATTTTGATATCAGAAGAGTATATACACATGCTTTGTCTAATTTAAAAAATTCTTTAAGTGATGTTCATTGGTCTAATTTATTGTACAATTTGTTTTGTAAATTTTTGAGACAATATAAAAAAGACATCAAATCAGAACATTTTGATTTTAGACAAATTTTAAATATTGAAATTTTAAAATATGAAAATACTGGTTTTTATACTTGGCATGTAGATCATTTTGCAGGTAATCCAAGAACTATGAGTTGTATTTTACTTTTAAATAATGATTATGAAGGTGGAAATTTATGTTTTAGTAATCCAGATGGATCTGAAGAATGGGAAGTAGAAGTTAAACCAAGTAGATTAATTATTTGGCCAAGTAATTTTTTATATCCTCACACAGTTAAACCGGTAAAAAAAGGAACAAGATATTCAGTTGTAGCATGGGCTCTTTAATATGAAAACTATAAAAGATTTTAAATATAAAATAATAAAAAATTTCTTAACACAAGAAGAAATTAAATTATTAAACGATTATTGCAGAATTAAACATAGAATAAATTTTGATTCATTTGATTTTGTACAAAATAATAATGCGGATACTTTTTTTTATGGGGATCCTTTAATGGAATCTTTAATGATAAATAAATTAAATTTAATGGAAAAAGAAACTGGTTTGAAGTTACTGCCAACCTATGCATTTTGGCGAATGTATACTATGTTTGCCGATTTGACTAAACACAAAGATAGACCTTCTTGTGAAATTAGTGTAACTGTTATGATTGGATCGGATGGAAATAAATGGCCAATCTACATGGAGGGAACTGAAATTAATTTAGAACCTGGAGATGCTGCTATTTATTTAGGATGTGAAATAGAGCATTGGAGAGAAGAATTTAAGGGAGATTGGCATGCTCAAACTTTTTTGCATTATGTAGATGAAAATGGTCCTAATAAAGAATGGTTTAAAGATAAAAGACAATTATATGGTACAACAAAAAATAAGGAGGAATAAATAAATGATATTTAAACAATATGAAAACGGATCTTGTGATATTGAATTTTCTTGGAAAGAGAGATGGACTCTTTTTAGGAAAGGAAAACTTCATTTATCGGACGAAAACTTAAAACATTTTGGAAATACCCTTGTAAAAATGGTATGTGATTGGCAGATAAAATTTAATGAAAAAATAGCAAACAAACAAACTTATACAAATACAGAAATTAAAGGCGATTAAAAATTAAAAAAAAATTTAGAATTCGTATTACTCTATATTTTAACTTATCTAAATATAAGGTATAATGCCTTATGCCTTTAAGAAAAATACCAGTAGCACCCGGATTTGATAAACAAGATACTGCATCTCAAGCGGAAGGTCGCTGGATTGATGGGGATAATGTACGCTTTCGTTATGGAAACCCTGAAAAAATAGGGGGTTGGTCAGAAATATTAGCAGATACTTTAGTAGGCGCTGCTAGGAATCAATGGATTTGGGCAGATTTAGACGGTAATAGATATGCTGCAATTGGCACAAATAAAATACTAGCTATTTATTTTGAGGGTGCGTTTTATGACATTACCCCATTAGATACAGCATTAACTTCTTGCACATTTAATACAACTACAGGATCTGCAACAGTAACAGTTAACAAAGCTGGGCATGGATTATCAGTTGGAAGAATTGTAAGATTTAGTTCAGTTACACCTCCCACAGGTTTTGTATTAGCTAATTTTACAAATGCTTTTGAAGTTCAGACAACTCCAACATCTGGAACATTTACAATAACTATGCCTCTAGTTTCCTCTGGCACTGCATCAGCTTCTGGATCTGCAACTTGTAATCCTTACTTTGATTTTGGTCCATTTGGTCAAACTTATGGATATGGTTATGGTACATTTAATTGGGGCGGTTTTAGTTCAACGGTTACTCAAACGGCAATAGATCAAGGTGGAGGAATAAATAATGTAGTTACAACTATTCCAGTAGATTCTACAACAGGATTTGCCACAACTGGAACGATATTAATAGGATCAGAATTAATTACCTATTCAGGTAAAACTAGCACAACATTTACAGGTGCTGGCAGAGGAACAAATGGCACGACCGCTGCAGCTCACGCAGACAATGCAGTTGTGTATGATGCATCAACGTTTGTTGGTTGGGGAGAAGCTTCGCAAGTTCAAACTTCTATAAGACTAGATCCTGCAAACTGGTCATTAGATAACTTTGGTCAAATACTAATAGCAACAATGCATAATGGTCCAACTTTTACTTGGAATCCATCAAGTGGTTTAACAACAAGAGCAGTTATTAATGCTTCAATGCCTCAAACATCTGTAATGACTATAGTATCAGATAGAGATAGGCATTTAATACATTTAGGAACTAATGAAACGTTACCAGGTGGTTCACAAGATAAAATGCTTATAAGATTTTCAGATCAAGAAGACTTTAACGTTTATGCTCCAACTTCAACCAATACTGCAGGTACATTTAGATTAGATGCTGGAACAAAAATTGTAGCAGCGGTTAGAGCTAAAGATTATATATTAATACTTACAGATGATGCTGCTTACTCAATGCAATTTGTAGGACCACCTTTTACATTTAGTATTAGAAAAGTTGGATCTAATTGTGGATGCCTTGGTCAGCATGCAGTGGTCTTTGCACAAGGTATTGTGTTCTGGATGGGTGATTCTGGAGGATTCTTTGCATTTGATGGCACAGTTGTATCTGTTCCAAGTTTAGTTGAGGATTTTGTATTTGCAACAACAGGTGATAATTTAGGTATTAATTACGATGCAAGCGAAACAGTGTTTGCAGCTCATAATAGTTTGTTTCAAGAAATCATGTGGTTTTACACTAAAGCAAATTCAACTGAAATAGATAGAGTAGTAACTTATAATTACGGTGAAAAAGTTTGGACAACAGGCA